GCCATTATTATCCTTATTAAGGATTGCCATGACTGTATTTCTAACCTCATTAATCATTTAAAATTTCTTTGATACAAAGATAAAGAAAAAAAAGGGACTTGTTGTTTTTTAAGGAAGTATAAAAAAAGAGGACCTATAAAAAGTCCTCTTAATTAAATTCACTAAAGCTTTTACTTAAGCAATAGCAATAGCACTAACAGCTTTACTAGGAGCTACTGTTTCAACTACGTTTTGCCACATGCTTTGATGAGCAGCTACAACCGCATTTTGAATATCATCTCTCATTTGAAATCCACTAGATTGCGTAGCGTGAGTAATTGTAACTACATCTTGAGCAGCTGCACCTCCGTAAACAATAGTAACAGTAGTAGTACTTGCTTGCTCAATTAACTTAATGTTGTCAGCAGAAACAAGTTGATTTCCTTCACTTGTAACTGGAATACTTAAAAATTTTGCCATTTTAAAAAATTTTATGGGTTTATAAAGTACAAAGGTAATAAAAAAAAGGGACTCGAAAGCCCCTTCTTTTAACCAATAAACATAACATGAATTATGAATAACAAACACTTACCTATACGTAAGTTCTTTTAAAAGGTTACGTTTTACTTTAACTTTTTTTCTAACATCTTCATTACCTCTATTCCCTCATCTGTCTGAAGGTATGAAGCTAATGCAGATACTGGCTCTTCCCCAAAAGGAACAGTCATCATCTTTTTCTTATTATCCTTTAAATTAAAGTAAATATCCCTCTTATTGTTTCTTAAGGCTACTAAACCATTACTTAATGATTTTTGAGCTAAATCCTGAAGCTGTAACATTGGGTCATCCAACATCTCTAAAAACTCTACAGGATTGTTTCTAGCGTATAAACGCACATCTCTTTTTAATTCAGCACTACTTAGCTTATCAGCTCTTGAACCCATAAGCACCCTAGCAATTGATTCAGCCATCTCAATAGACATTTCCTTAGCCGCAATCTCTGCATCTAATTCAATATCCATAGATGCAACATCATCAGAGGCTTCTCTCTCTGTATTTACCTCCTCAAAGATTGTTCCAAATCCTGGGTGTAAATTTAAGAACCATTGTAGTACTGGATTGTTTTTTGGAACCGTTAAAAAACCATCCTCGAAAACTACAGGCTCTAATATAGCATTATTATCCTGTTCATCCTCAAATGGGGTTTTTTGATTTCTAGCATATCGTAAAGCTCTATTTACTTGTTTCTCTTCATCGAAATGCATTAATGGGTATCTTCCTGTGTTTCTGGAAGCCAACATAAAACTAAGCGGAGTAGTTTTAGTTTTTAGAATATAAATTCTGTCTTTTAATTGTAATTTCATTTTATTTAATTTTAAATTTTAAAAAAAAGGGGAGGAATTAACCTCCCCTGTATTATTTATTCTTCTTAACTCTTAAAGATAAAGAAGTTGTTTGCACCTAATGTACAAAGTGCTCTTTCAGAAAGAAAGTTTACTTCCATTCTATCCAAATCACTTGTAGCAGCACCGCCAGCAGAACCTGTTATCCAAGTTTTGTAACGTCTGTCTTCAGTCTCAGAAGCTCTGTATCTAACGTGTAAGAAAGGTCTACGAGCATTTTTACCCATAACCTGGTCGTATACATTAGTAGAACCAGCTGGTACTAATACACCATTTACTGCACCACCAACTAAACCACCTCTTAAGGTAGCATCGTTAAGGTATTTCCAATCAGACTTGTAGAACTCATATCCTCTTTTGAATCCTGAGAATCCAAGGTTTAGTGCCATTTCTTCGTCATTGTCAAACAATCCGTAAGAAGTACCACCTGCACCGTAAGAGTTTTGAGCAGCTAACATGTCATCAATATCAAATCCCATTTGTCTGTTAACAAAAAGAACATTCTCTTGAATCGCACCTTGCTTATCTAATCTCTGGATGATAGCATCAAAATCAGCTAACGCTGTTGGATTACCACCAGACCAAACATTTCCTCTGTTTTCTATAGTGTGGAACATACCATCTGTCCCTGCATCCGTTGCACCTGGAGCTGGAGATAAGTTTGCCAATGCTCCTGAAGCTGCCGCTGCTGGAACACCTTCTACCATAGCCATTTCTAAGTAGTCGTCATATCTTAGACGAGTCTCGTGCTCAGACTTGATGTACCAAAGGTATCCATCTGCACCATTTTCTGATGTTACTTCAACCCAACCAATTTGAGCCATATCAGAACCAGCAACAACGTACTTGTCTTTTATGATAATTGGTTTGTTGTCAAAGATTACAGGGTCAGCCTCTAAAGAACCAACCATTCCAGCTGAACCTTTTCTAAACTCTGAACCATATACAAAAGATGTAATTGTACCAGCATTGAATCCAACTGCTTGAGCCGCTTCATAGTATGCTACTTCAAAAGAATCTACTGTACCAGCTACAGTGTCAGCTCCTACAGCTGTTACAATAGCTTTATTTGATACGGTAGCTCCTGCACCCTCTAATGATAATAAAAGAGTTTGTCCTACTCTAAAGTTACACGCTACTGCACCAGCAGTAATATAAGGAACAGCAGTCGATGCTGTAGCTCCATCTCCTTGAGTTGTCGTACATCCTTCATATTTTGTATGTAATCTTCCTTGCTCTTCCCATTTAATAAGGTCAGAGTTTGTTGGCATTTCTGCCCCTACCATTCTTAAGAAAGCGTTGATAGACCTGTTTCCATATCTCTCAAATTCTCTTTCGTAAGTATCTGGTAGATATTGACTTAAAAAATCAAAGTTATTAATATAATTACTAGGTAACGTTGATTTACTTGATGATGGTGTTAACGCTGGTTGTCCAGCTGCACCTGTTATAGCTCCTGCCATTTTTTTTAGTTTTTAATAGTTATTTTTTTTTACTTCTTATTCGTAGCTTACCCGAACCTCTTTCTTCACTCATAGCAGTAACTTTAAAACCTCCCTTAGATACACTCTCTGATGCTTTTCTAACTGGCATGTCTACATTTTTAGACTCCCTAGTTACATCACCGATTGCATCTGATTGACCTTGCTCGTAAAAATACTTCGCAAAAGCCTCAGGATTCATCGCTACTGATAGAGCTCTGTGATACGCATTAGCATCCTTTAAGTAACCGTCCTCATTAACATGACTGCTAATAAAGTTAGTAACATCAGACTGAGCTTTCTTTAGTTGCTCTGGATTACCAGGCTTATAAGTTAACTCCCTCTCTCCTACCTTAAATTCAAAACCTTTGAACTCATCAGAGAATAGTTTGTTAGTCTTATCTAAAAAGTACTCCTGTCTTTTTAAATTTTGCTGCTGCGAATCTTTAGATTCTTCAGCATATTTCTTGTAAGCATTGTAGTTTTCTTTCTCCCCTTCTGGAACAAAATCACTACTTGACTCAAGCGGTAATTTATACAGTTCCTTCTGTTTGTTAAAATACTCCTTTGCTTTTACAAGCTCTTCTTTCTTGGCGATTTTAGTCTTTCTAATCTCCGACTCCTCATCTATTTCTTCATCGTAACCAAATCTTTCCTCTAACTCAAACGCAATATCGTCAGAATCTAGGTGTGTTTTGGTTTCAGACCAATAATCAGCCAAGAGGCTGTCTGGGTTAGCTTTATCAAAATCTTTGTTTAACTTAACAAAGTCATTGATTCCCCTTCCAGTTTCTTTTTTAAACTTTAAGAAAGTAGAGACATCATCTGGAAGCTCCTCATTACTTTCTCTCTGCTCAAATAACTCTTCAATAGAGTTAATTTCTTTATCCTTATACCTGTTCTTTATATATGAAAGAACGTCAGTATCTTGTAATTCTTTTTGTTCAACCTTTTCTGTTGACTCGGTAGCTACTTCTTCTTTCTCACTTACTGGCTCCTCTACAGCTACTTTCTCTTCTGCTCTAGGTGCATCTGCATCCTCAAACTGTTGCTCGTGCTTCTCTAAAAGTTCAGCCTCTATCTGCTGTTTTGACTTTTCGGGTTCCGCACTAACCTCTTTTACTTTAAATCCGTCCATTATATTCTATTTTAATTTAATTTAATTCTCTGATTACAAAGGTAATAAACTTTTTTATATTTATCTAGGCTCAAATTCAGCTAAATCAAAACCATCTAAGCTGTCCTCATTAGATTCAAAATCTATTGGTGGTAAGTCATTCTTCTTTTGATTAACTATTTTTGATGTTTGAGTAGACTGCTGGCTAATTCTATCAGACTTACCTTTCTCTCTCTCATTCTCCCTTGTTTTTAACGCCTCAGCTTCCTGTCCTTTGATTTGCATCTGCATGTTAAACTCTACCTGCATTAACTCTTTCTTAAGGTTAGCCTCCGCATTCATCTTCTCAATCTCAAACGCTATCTCAGCCTGCTTAACCTGAATCTTAGATTGCATCTCAGCCTGTGATTGCTGCATCGCTGATTCAGCCGCTGCTTGTTGAGACTGCATGTTTATCTGTGATTGCATCTGCATCTTCTCATTCTCTCTATCCACATCCTGCTTCTGCTTATTCTTTCTCTTAACCTTAAGAAGCTCATTTGCCATCTTAATATTCTTAATCTGACGAATATCAATAGCGTCCTCCAATGTAATTTGGTCTCTGCTAAGTGCCATCTGTATATTAGCCTCAAGCTGTGCTTTTTGTTCCTCATCTGGAGAAACTTCAATAAAAATTCCAAAATCATGGAGATACAAATTGTTGATGTCCTCTAAAATGTTTATATTATATTTTCCAATTTGATTTGCAAATTCTTCCCTGAAGTCAGAATACTCTAATACATCAGCAACCCTTACAGATAATGCCTCCGCTAATTTTCTAGTAATAAATAAACTACCATCTAGTATATGCCTAGTAGCAGTGTTGGAATTGAGTGCTGCTAATTTCTGAACACCTACCAATGCGTTAGGGTCTGGAGTAGAGCCATCCCTAGCCTCATTTAACCCTGTTACATCTCTAATCATACCTAGGTAATGATTATAGGTGCTAATCAAACTAGCCATCTTTGCTTGTCCGCTATTAGAGTTTAGTTCCTGAATAGGAATCTTCCCGTGGTTAAATTCACCATCCTGTGTAAAGCTTCTACCGATAACACTACCTGTTTGGAAGTACATCTTAAGTGCGTCCTCTGGATTATATGCTGCCCCTGTTCCTAGGTCCACCTCATTAATACCATCCGCATCTATGTATACACCATCTGGAACTACCTTAGCAATTACTTGCTGTAGTTTAAGGTGTGTCATCTGAATTAAATCAGCAAATGTTGTCATCCGTCTAACTAATGACTCAACAACTCCTTTATACATCCTTGGTGCAACACCTATATAGTTTGGTAGTGCGTACTGAGAGGCTGACTTAGGTCTAACCATATTCTTAGCAAGCTCCCACTTAATTAGTTTATTACTTCCGAGTATCATAATACCCTCATACCACACATCAATTCTTTTCTCTATTCTTTCGAATCTCTCCTCTGTTCCTTCTGGTGGGTTAAAGTTCTCATCTTTTCTAACAACCCTTTCACCACCGTTCTCTAAATACTTTTTCTTATAAACAAACTTCTTATCTGTTTTGTAGTTATAATATAATAAGGTAACTACATCTTTCTGAAATATATCGTTCTGATACTGTCGTGTAACACCGTAGTAATCATACCAACCTGAGCTGGTATCTGCAATCTCTTGTAACTCTTCCTTAGTTATATCTGGCTTTATCTTGATAAGCTCTGTAATTGGCACCTGCTTTACTTCTCCGAAATAAAAACAATCCTCAAACGTAGGGCTTTCGGTATAGCTATATACTAATGTTGCTGGGTCTACGTAGTCAACCTTAACACCTGAGTTAGGTAAGAACTCATGCTTCACCCATCCCATACCTACTGTAGCTATGTCGTAGTTATATCTTTTCTGAATATCTGCATAATGATTTTGCTCTAACAATGTGTTGATAGCCTCTTCCTCTGCAATCTCTATCCCTGGCTTATAGTTAAGCTGCATGTGTAGTTGTAGCTCTTGGTCATCAGCAGGTAAGTCCTCAGCCGCTGTATTGAATGCATCTATGCCAAACTGTTCCTTACTCTGTAGTAAGAAATCTTTAGCTACCATATCTGCCTCTATCATGTTCTGATACGACTTCCTATTGTCAGCCGCCATAGCATCCTGAGCATAAGCCTGAACAGTAAATAACCTATCCGACATTCCGTTTACTACTATATCTACAAACTTAGGTATAATAGGAACTGGTGTCCAGTCTAGGTTTAAGTAGGATAAGTCACCGTCTACCGCTAACTCACTCTTATACTTTGCTACTGATTGTTCTCCTCTTGCGTATAACCTTAGTTTATGGAAGTCAACCCATTGATTGTAATACTTACAACTATTGCCTGACCTTTTAAACCATTCATACTGGATTGATTTACCTACCTGTAATCCATACTCGTCCGATGCCTTCTGAGCGTCAGTTGCTAATTGATTGGGAAAATTAGTAGGATTTACTGCTATGGTAGATTCCTTCATTTATTTAATGATTTGGCTTATGTTTCCTTTGTTACTATATCTTGCAAAGATAACAGATATTTTTGACTCTTCTTTAGTTGGGGTGTAAATATGCTTCTGATTTGCCATAATTGCTAGTCCGGAGCTGATAGAGGCATCATGTTTGGTCCTATTGTTGATGTCAAACTTAGCCCAATCTATTAATGTTCTACTAAAAAACATAGAACCTATCTCCTCAGAATCCCTGTATGTACCCTCCATATCAAAACCTACGTGCTTCTCTATATAGGATTCAATAGCTGATGCGTGTGCTTGTTTTATATCCTCAGACGAGTTAGGCATCCCCCCAAGCTCTTTCTCTGTCTTAGAGAGCTTATTATAGGTCTTATCTGGTCTATTCATACAAAAGTGACGATATCCTCTATTCTTAAAGTGATATAGTATTCTTGCTTTGTTATTCTCTATTAGGGCTGGCATTCCGTAAAAGATACACGCCATTAATACCTCCTCAAAGAATATCTCTGCTGTTTGTGGTCTAGCTATGTACTCTAAGAAAAACTCATTAGAGGGACAGTTGTCCATATTAAACTTAGTCTGCCCGTGTAGCGAACCATTAGAGCCTTTACCAACTACCGTTCCTGATATATCATAGGGGTCACAACCAAACGAACCTAAGTGTTCATTTCCTGGGTGATACTTGCCATTCTTCTTAAATACATTGTTTCGTAATCTCTCCTCTGGTATCCATGAAACTAAGAACCTGCCATTTCTGTTAGGTGTCCATATAACTTTAGTATCTTTTATACCATCCTTCCAGTGAAAGCTGCCTCGTGTTAAATACCTGTCCTTTATCAATGAATCGTTATAATCTATCTGCTGGTATATTTTAGTTAGATTAAATATAGATGACTTACTCTCATCCCTAAATGCGTGAGATTCTGTTCGTGGAAACTGACGATAAAATTCATTCAATGCATCCGCATCAGCTTTTAAGGAGTCAACCTCGTTTTGCCAGTAGTCAATAACACCTGTCTTTATCCAAGCCCCATCTACTCCTTTAATTGGCTTATCTGGAGTATAAAACACTGGCATTCCAAACTCATCTATATACCCCTCAAAGTTCCACTCCATAGGAATAAACAAAGAATATAGTCCTGATTTTGTTTGACCATTATTATTTCTTTCAAATGGGTTAGAGTTTTCATACAACTTTTTAAAGTTATCACCACCCTTGTCTAATGCGTTAGATGTAGAGCCCATCATACACTTCCCTATAATTCTACTACCTAATCGAAGACATGTTTTTGTAACCCTCCAGTTGTTTAATATATTATTTGGTTTTAACCACTTACCGCTTTCATCATGTACTAGCAACAATAACTTCTCACCATCGTATGAGTTGTCATCAGTATTCTTCCAATCTATAGTAGTATCTAGACCATCTAACTCATCCTCTTCAGCGTTATACATATTCTTCTTAGTAATCTTACTAGCAGGGACACGAAAAGCAAGCTCAGTCTTTGGTCTATCCATACCATCCTGTATAGGCTTAAAAAAGAAAGGGTAATTCAATGTAATAGGAACAACCTTGTCGGTAAACATTTTCTTAGCATCACTACCAGTTTTAGATAGTATACCTATCCTTGAATCCTTAGATATTGTACCTATGTTAGCACACTCCTCAGAGCCCATAAAAGAAAACCCTGAACGCCTGTTTTTTAGGTAGCACATACCAAAACTTCT